CGGTCTACAAACCCTTGGTCCAGACTTTTTTGGAAGTCCGAGCCAAAGGTCGGTAAGGTTATCGTCAGAAACGATAACCCTTCGTGTTCGACGCGGCGTTCGATTCTTTTGAAATCGAACGCGGTGCTCACGCCACACCAGGTACCCCTGTCAAGGAGTACCTCCTGTAGGAGACACATCAGGCTTTTCACGGCCCACCTTTCTCGAAGGAAAGGTTGAAGTCGTCCTTAGCCTTGTTGTGTTCCGACCTGATTGGTCACCCCCTGGGTATCTCCCAGAGGCCAATCCCGGCCTATGCCTCTCGGCAATGGCTTACGACTCACCACCAAGAAGCTTGGTGGTGTTCGCACCGGAAGTCGCAGAAAGCCACGCCACAAGGGCGTCGACAATCTGCTTCTGCTCGACGATCGTGAACCCAGTCACAGGAACATCCGCAACGATGTAAGCACTCATCGAATACGGCTGGTTCTGTGCCGGGAACAACGGATCGGCGGCAGTCTTCCGGAAGTCAACGCGAGCTGAACGACGCGTCCGCTTTCCGTAAGCGGAGCTAATCGTCAGCTTCAGATTGCCGTCGTCCTTACTATAGACGGCGCCATTCTGATTCGTGGTAACGCGCGGAAGCGCGTTCGCCACAGCGTTGACAGTCAGGGACTGGGGATCGGTGAACAAGGCATGACTCCAACAGGGATGGGTCGACGCCAACCACTGGATGTGGTTGGTCATCGACTGGGACGGAATCGGGCATACATGAACCTAGCAGCAGAGCTGCTAGACTCACGACTCCCGCTGCCGTGAACCAGATAAAGCAGCCATAAGCCGCTTTATCTACCAGAGCATCGGTGGATACCGAATTGCTCTCATCCAACAACCGCCTAAAGCGGGTTGCCAGGGTCACAGCAACTTGGTCCCTCGGCTCAAGCCGAGAGCACCAAGGATGGCCCACTGACGTCCTGTAAAGGATATGTCAGGATCCAGGCCAAACCCGTAAGGGGTCGCTTTGAGCCGCTTCTTCACTTGCGTGACGAAGGTCTGACTCAAAGGACCGGAAGGGCCTCCCTTAAGGGAGACCCCTTCGGCCAGGTAGGTGTCACGACATGTATATGTACACATGATGTAACCCCACCTCATGACAAGGTTGTCGTTGGAGAAGGCAGAGAGGTTATGTATCACCTCTCCTGCATTGCCAACCCAATCAGCAGCCCAACTCCACGGGGTAAGCTCCCAGAGGAGCTCAGGACTAATCCTGAGCCCCCACAGCTTAGCAAAACGCTGTGCAGCAGCACCCATCTTATCAACGGCACGATCACCGTCGGTGTAAAGATAGGTGTATGCTCCTGAGAACCAATACTCGTAAGTTTCCTCACGAGTCTTGGTAAGCTTACCCGGAGATTGTGAATAGATATTGGGCGTCGCGACCCGAAGGCCGGGCGCCCCATACCATTGAGTCGACTCGACAGTCGGCCCAGTCACAATCTTCTCGACCGGAAAGCTGTAGCGCCGGCGGATTAATCTGCCGGAGTCGCGCTTTAGCTGACGAATGACTTCATCAGAAGTCCTCGCAGCCTCTGCAAATTTCTGCAGATCCGACATGAGCGGTTTGAGCCCGAATTCAAGATTCAGGTACTCGCCTCCTACGGAGGCAAAGTCCCTCTTCTTGAATCCGTGCACACCGGGAACGGACGGAAGTCCCTCCCGGAGCTCACCAAGGAATTGCGCGGCATTCGCTACTGGATTTGTAGGAATCGTCCTTGCAATCGCTGTTGTTCCCTTTTGAATCATCCTTTCGGATAAATCTCCAGGGACAGCGGGATACAGGGACGATGTTGGTCCTACAGAGGCAGACTTAGCGACCCAAGGGCCGCTGTACGTATAGGTATAGATACCAGAAGTGGCGCTGACATTGACGTCTGGAAGACGTCCGTGTTCAACCCACTTCTTGGTAGTCTGAAACCCAGCCGTACCAAGGTCTGCCGTGGACAGCAACTCACCATTCTTAAGAGCCTTCCCGGTTTCCCGGGCGCGCTTCTTAAGTTTCTGGTAAGTTAGCCAGTTCACTCCTTTCCGAGAGACCGTCGTCTCATTCCCAACGAGCCCAGTTTGATTGGGTTGCGGTCCATTACTGGAACCGTTAACCCATAACTGGGAGTAAGAGATTCCTGGTGGTACAAATACCAGGTCTCTCGAACGCACGTTGGGATCGGTCACGGACATCGTGGAGCTCTCCTTACAGGTCATGGGTAGATTCGCTCTGGCAACGGGAAGTTGTCAGGTGGCGAACCTCCCAAGAGGTCAACCATTCGCATTACTGCGTTTGGTCGTGGCGCGAATAGCACCGGGGGGCCCCCT